TTCTGTGTTCTCACTTATGAAGATCTCGAACCGCTGGTTCGTAGTGAAATCTATGAGGATTCAGAGACTCTCACTGTTAGTGCCCACGTCTCCGACTTTCCGTTGACAGGAAGTACGCGCTATATTGGTACCGTAGCGCAACCCGTCTTCCAAGGTACCAAAACGAAGAAGGTCCGTTCATTGATCTTCAACCAGGTCGTCGAGACTTCAGTTGCCCCAAGCGCTATGGCCCACCCGTTGGCACCGGATGGTCCTATGCTCAAAGGATTAACTAAGTCTATTGGCCCAGTCACGCTTTCCGACCCCACCTCTGTGCGTTTGGCAATACACTCCTATAAGGAAATGTTGTACGAGCACAAGGATGCACAATCTGATCGTTTTGTTCTCACCTTCGAACAAGCCTGCAAAGGTATTGATGGTGATGAAGCATATCCACCGCTAAAACGAACAAAAAGTGCAGGTTTTCCTTACTGCCTTCGTGCAACGAAGGGTAAGGAAGACTGGCTAGGAACAGGTGACTGGACTTTCGATCAACCCCGACTCCAGGAACTTCGAGATGACGTTGGCAAACTCATTGAGAAAGCAAAACGTGGTGTAATAAGTGAGGTTATCTTTGTTGACACTCTGAAAGACGAACTTCGTCCTTTAGATAAAGTGTTAGCAGGGAAAACCAGAACTTTTTGCGCCGCACCCTTGCATTTCTCCGTTGCTTTCGTATGTATTTTAGCGGGTTTCTCGCTTTTATGTACAAACGAAGAATAACAAATGAGTGTGCCGTTGGTATCGATGCCCGAAGCGCTGAATGGGGCCGTCTGGCTTCAACTCTTCGCCTCAAGGGTGACAATATGATTGCTGGTGATTTTTCGAATTTTGATGGAACTATCGAGCACTCACTCTTTATGGGTGTTCTTGAAATCATCAATGACTGGTATGCTGATTCGGCAGAGAATAAACTCGTTCGGAAAGTGCTTTGGAGTAACATCCATCACTCTAAGCACTTACTGAACACTTACGTTTATCAACTCGCCCACGGACAACCGTCCGGTAATCCAGCAACCGCCATCACTAATTCGATGTATAATTCACTGGCAATCCGCTATTGTTATTTTCGAGCAACAGGCCGTCCGGATTTCAACAGGAAGTGCGCTGTAATAACTTATGGTGATGATCACATTATCTCCGTCTCCCAAGACGTTTGTGATCTATTCAATCCAAAAGTTCTAACGCAACACTTCTCAGAACTCGGAATGGTCTACACTTCAGAAGACAAAGGAGAACAAACGGAAGCTTTCCGTCCACTCTCTCAAGTCTCTTTTCTGAAGCGTGGATTTGCGCTTTGTCCCGAAACTGGGTATATGATGGCACCCCTGTCTCTCACTTCAATTCTTGAAATGACGAACTGGGTTAGTACCACCCATGGTGCTCAAGATGCAATTCGAATGAATTGTATCGATGCGTGTGAAGAGCTTCTCTTCCACTCGCAAGCCACATATACTGAGTACACGGACAAAATAACACACGCATTATCCGCTCGACAACTCAATATACCAACTATTGACTGGAAGTTCGGTCGCCAACTTATCGCATCAGGTAGGCTTTACCTGATTCGAGAAGCTGAACGGCCTAGGGTATGATTTAAAATACG